AACTTATCATCAGCAAATCCATTAATCTTTGCCTCTAATTCAGCAACTTTCGCCTCTGCTGCCTGACTTCGATGACGATACTTCTTGCTTTCTGCAATTAATTCAGAATTACTATTAGATTCTTCATTCTTTGTATCATTTTCCGCAACTGCTTCCTTTGATACTTGTGGTTCTTCGGACATCTGCCCCCCCATATATTGTGGTTTCTTAAATGAATTATACTATATCTTGTAGTATTCACTTATTATATATTAAATTAACTTAATGGAATTATGCAACAATTAAATGGATAAACAATTAATATTTAAGAAAAAATTGTTTCAGCAGATAGGATATGAGCCACACGATGGGCAATTGAAACTGCATTATCCTGATAAGAAGCATAGATTTACGGTTGCAGTATGTGGTAGAAGATTTGGAAAGTCGTTATCTTCTGCTATGGAAGCCGTTTATACTATAACTCAGCCAAATAAAAGAATTTGGATTGTTGCTCCAACTTATGAGCTATCTAATAAGGTATTTAGAGAGGTTTATAAGAAATTGATTATTGAGATGGGATGGAAGCCTAAGCGATATTCTGAGCGTGACCAATACTTAGAGTTTGATTGGGGTAGTTCGATACAAGGCAAATCGGCTGCTAAACCTGAAACATTATTAGGTGAATCGAACTCGTTAGTAATCTTGGATGAATGTGCTTATATCCGTAAAATAGTATGGGAGCAGTATTTAAGACCGACATTATCCGACCAAAAAGATAGTCGGGCTATATTTATTACTACTCCACATGGTTTTAATTGGATACATGATTTATCGCAACGAGAAGATGAAGATTGGTATTCGTTTAATTCCCCATCATGGGAAAACAATTATGCTTTCCCTGATGGTTATCAAGATAAAGACTTGCAAGAGATTAGGCGTAATTTAAGTCCCCAAGTATTCCAACAGGAATATGGGGCAAGTTTTACATCAATGGGTGGGGTTGTTTATGAATCCTTTAGACGGGACACTCATGTAGGAGAGTATAAACACGAGCCTACAAAACAAACCTATTGTGTAATGGACTTTGGCTATCGTATGCCATCTGTTTTATGGATGCAGACTTGGATAGATACTGATGGATTAGAACATATCAATATTATTGATGAAATAGTCCATGAAAGAAATATAAAAACTGAGATATTGGCTCGTAGAATATTACAAAAGCCATATCAAGTAACAAGGTATTACGCAGACCCTGCAGGTGGGCAAGTTCAAAGTCAGTCGGGGATGGGTGATATTGCATTAATGAGGAGTTACGGAATATATTGCCGTTTCCCAAGAGATAAGACATCTCGTTCTATTTCCACAGGAATAGATCATGTTAGGTCATTTTTTGAAAATGCTGATGGGGTTCATAGAATCCATATTGATAAGAAATGTAAAGGACTTATTGAGGATTTGGAAGCCTATCGGTATGAGTTAGATAAGGATAATAAGCCTTTAAAAGAGAATCCATTAAAAGATGGTTATTCAGACCATAGTATGGATGCTTTAAGGATGTTTTTTGTAACACATTATCCTATTAAAAATATGCAAATGAAAGTGATAGCGAGATGAATACAATACAAGAATCGATAAAAGATTTAAAACTTAGTAACCACCAAGCAAGACGAAAGCATATAGAAAAAATGCTTGATTATTACGAGGGTGAAAATACAGTTAAGTATATCCAAAACAGGTTTAAATCGGAAGCCTTTAAGGAAGTTCCCCCATTATTTATTAATTTTACACATAGATTTATTAATAAAATGGCTCGTATTTATAGAACAGGTGCTACTCGTAATGTTTCGGAGCAATACTCTGCATTAACTCAGTTTAAAAATGTAAAGCTAAAACATACTGAAAGACTTGCTAAGTTACTTGGGACAATAGCAGTTAGGGTATCTTACAATGAGATGACTAAGCAATTAGATTATCATCCAATTTACCATTATCACCCATTTGTAACAGAAGAAGACCCATTAACACCTTATGCTATTAGTTATGAGATTAATTCTTCTACTGATGATGTTTCCCATGATTCAAACCCTGCTTATGTTTACTTGGATACAGAGAAGTTTATACAATACAGCAATGATGGAAAAATAATAAAAGAGATTGAACACAATTACGGAGTTCTACCTGTTGCATTTATTCATAGAGAGCCACAAATTGATTCACATTTTGTTTCAGGTGCTTCCGATATTATCCAAGCAAATGAAGCAGTAAACATTTTATTTACCGAATTATGCTTGGGTGGTCGTTTTCAAGCATTTGGGCAACCTGTTGTTACAGGAGTTTATGCTGATAGTGGGGTTGTTAGAGCAGGAACAGATGAAACGATAATACTTCCAGAGGGTGCATCATTTGATATTGTTTCGCCAAAAGGTGACATGAGAGGTCTAATTGAGATAATCAAGACTATTATGGAAACAACAGGTGCAAATAATCATCTGCATATTGACTTTAATCGTTCAGGTGGGGAAGTCCCAAGTGGAATAGCTTTAGTTATAAGAGATTTAGAACGCAGGGAAGATTACGAGGACTATGTTGATTTATGGGAAATGTACGAACATCAAATATATGCTATTGAAAAAGGCATTATGTCTGCCAATAACATTTCACTCCCCAATGAATTAGGATTAGACTTTACAGAGCCTGAATATCCAAAGTCCACGCAAGATGAAATTATGTTTAATCAGTTTATGTTAGACAATAATTTAACATCACATTCTAAATTATTAAAATCTTATAATAAAGATTTAACAATTGAGGAAGCAAAATCATTAATTAAAGAAAATAAGGTAGAAAATGGGCAAGAGCAATCAGTTATTCAAAGACTTCGTCAAAGAACAGAAAACGCTTAATGAGTTTGAAGTCAAAGACATTGAAATCGGAAGTGAAGAAATCTTGCAAGACACAAAGCAATTCGCAAAAGAGTTCATCGAATCAAATCTTGCACTTAATTTCGGAAAAATATTTAAAGCACATCGGCTTGGAATGGACTTTGCCAAGAAAAATATACAAAATCAATGAAAATTAGCTTTGATATAACCTATGACGCAGGGAAGCTACAAAAAGCTATGCCTAAGCTAATTAGGAATTATTTGAATGATGGTATTAAATCTTTAGAAAAAGGCTCTAAGAAAGCGATTATGAAAGGGAAATTTGAGCCAATTTCAGAAGTTACGAAATTTATTAGAGAAGAGGGACTTTCAGGCAATTTTGGGCAAAGAGTATCATCATCTAAGCCATTAAAACATTCAGGGAGTTTATACCACTCAATAAAAACAAAAAAGAAAGATAAATCTTTAGAATTTAACGAATATGGTAAATATCATCTTGGAATGGAGAAAGGTGAAACATTTGATTTAACATTAGATGATTCTAAAAAGCAATTTGGCTCAGGTAGTGGAGAAGCATATCGGATTAAGGAAAATAAGTTTACAAGATGGTTTGATAAGACTTACGGAATTGATTTAGCAAATAAAAGTGTCCCAATTAGAGATTGGTTACAATTTGATGAGAATATAACGAAATTATCGGAAGAATTTTACAAGGAAATGGATAAAAACTTTGCCAAATGAAATAGACGATTATTTAGAAACATTTTTAAGTGAAAATGATGTAACTGAAGATGATATAGATTTTTTCGAGTTCTTACTTGCATTATCTTTATTTGAGGTTGCAATATTTTCAGCAACATTAGAATCTGCTATTGAACGAATGATATTTGAGGGATTAACTCAAAAACAAATATCTACACGCATAGCCGAGCAAATGAGGAACAAAACAGGTGCTTTCGGCATATTATTAACTTCCACAATAGATTTAATGCGATATTCAATTAGAGAGGCAAGTCGATTAGGAATGATGTCGGTATATAATGAATTTTATGGCAATAATGCTGAATACAGGTGGATCGTTGCAAGAGGGGTTAAACATTGTTCAGATTGTGAACCACGACAGGGACAAGTCCAAACATTTGATGAATGGGTTGCTCTTGGATTACCTGCAAGTGGTTGGAGCAGATGCAATTATAGATGTTATTGTATGTTAGACCCTGTTGGAGCAATAGATGATGTTGTTCAAGTATGAAAGCATTAACAAAAGAAACATACCACACCCTTTTAAACCAAGCATCTAAATTAGTTGGTTCAAATCCTGCTATTTCAGATGGTGAAGTTTGCGAGATACTTAAAATATCAAGAAAAGGTTATACTAAGATAAAACAAGACCGAGAGTTCCACGAAAAGATGGAAGCTCATTTTGAAAAGAACATTACTAAAGATTTATTACTTGTTGATGTAGCAATGATTAGAGAAGCACAGGGTGGGAATGTTCAAGCAGCAAGATATTTAGCAGAAAGACATGGAAAATTCGTTAAGAAGTACCAAATAGAAGTTAAATCGCCTTATGAGTTATTTGCTAAAGAAGTTGAAACAGCTGATTACGAAGAATTGACAGATAGCGAAGAATTGACTGTAACACGAAGTGAATTACCACCACGAGATATAATTAACGATAAACCAAGAACACGAGCCAACAACGAACAAGCACAAATCCGCAAAAGAATACATAAGATAACAAAAGAAATATCCCCACAACACAAGGCAGACAAAGCAGACCGATTACAATTAAGAAAAAGAGCAGAAGCAGGCGGACTACCACTTATGGGAAGAGCAAAACCAGACCCCCATAAAAGAAAACAATGGCTAAATACACTACTCCAATTAGAAGAAGAAAAAACAAAAACATTAACCGCTGATTAAAAAAAAATTCAGCTTCACCTTTTCATATCTAAACACTATTTAGGATTGTCCACAGAGTTATCCACATTATCAACATCTGTACAATAACAACGATATAGCCCTATTTTAATACTTGTATATCCCATATATTGTATATAAATTATATAGTTATTCGTCACATACAACAATATATCGTTACACATCTTACATTCACATACACTACATATTGTG